AAAAAAATATTGGAATGAGCCATTAGCAAGTATCCCATGCTGTACTGATGAAGACTTGTATTCAGCTCCGCCTACTTACAAATATTACAAGAATGGATATGAAGAGGGTAAACGTAGCACTAAGAACTTTGATAACTACAATGAAGCTAGTTTGTACCGAGCTAAAAATAATGGTACAGGAGAGATTATTGTAGATAAAGGTAAACCTTTTAAATGTCCATGCTGTGATATTGGTATTCTTGGTTCACTTGGTTCAGATAACATTGAACCAGATAAATTAGATTTAGAGATTGGTTAATTTATGGATACATCACAATTACAATACAACCCTACCGTAGAAAAGATTGTAGATATTTTGGTAAATAAAACCCAAAACTACAATCGTGATTTTTTTAGATTACAAGCTAATTTTTATGTAGCACTTGTAGCTTCTACAATGGGTATTCGTGTTAATACTCCCTTTACTGGTACTATTCCAGTTAATTTCTATGGTGTAAATCTTGCATCATCTGGGAGCGGTTGGAATAAAATCTGAGCCGCCTTACACAGCGATGTGTATGATAAAAGCACTTTAATTGCTGGGAAGTCTAGACCAGACAATCAGCAGCGAAGCCTGCCAATACAGGAACGTTCAACGACTAGGCGAAAGCCGTACACTCAAGTGAGTGGAAATGGGTGCTATCTTGACCCTTTACCTATAAGATAATACAATATTGGTTTTTAATAGGTAAAGGTTGATAACAATGGAAATCTGGAAAGATATTAAAGGATACGAGGGTCATTACGAAGTTAGTACTTATGGAAATGTAAGAGCTAAGTATCGTGAATTTATTGGTAAAGATGGTAAAGTAAAAAAATACCATCCAAGAGATTTAAAACCAGACACTTCAGTTTTAAAACGTGGATATAAAAGAGTTACTTTGTCTAAAGATTATGTAACTGAAAGATTTCAAGTTCATAGATTAGTAGCTGAAGCCTTTATACCTAATCCAGAAAATAAACCATTTATAAACCACATTGATAATAATGGGTTAAATAATCATATTGAGAATTTAGAATGGTGTACTCATAGTGAAAATATGATACACGCTCAGGTTCAAGGTAGATTATTTAATTCACAGTCAAGAGGTGGTAAATTGGGCAGTAAAGTTAATTACGATAAAGCTGTTTTACAAATAAATAGTTTAGTCGGAACAATGAAAGATAAATGGAAAATACTTGGTGTATCCAATATCAGAAAAAACAATAAAATTTGTATTGATGTTGAATGTACTGGATGTAATAGAGTGTTTTCTTACACTAAAGATTATGTATTACATAATATTGGTACAGCTTGCCCTAAATGTCGTAAACGAAAGTCAAGATAAAGATATAGTCTGTTCTGCATAGGGATATGCAGCAGTTCATAAGAGAACGTACTTAATAGTAACGCATTAAGTAGAACATAAAGAAGGGATTTTCTACCAACTTATTGGAGAACCAAATTCTTGAACCATTCCGAGTTAAATTCATCCATGATATTTTTCCTAACAAAGTAAAACTGTCATTGGATAGTGAAGCAATGAACCGAGCAGCTAGTTTGGGAATATCTCATCAAGAGGCTTATGAGAAGTTGGAAAAAGAATTTAAATCTTATGGTGCTTTTAAATTTACCTTTGATAGTGCCACAAGTCCAGCTATTAAACAATTCCGTCATAAGTTATTGCTTGCGAAACTTGGTTCAATCAATTTTATTATTGATGAAATTGGTTCAAATTTAAAATCCAATATTGAACCATTAACAACATTCTTGGAATTGTATGATAAAGGTTTGGTTAAAGATAAATTAACTAAATCCACTCAAGACAATGTACGTCATATTGAATTGATTGGTTCAACACCTAGTAATCTTCTTATGTTTGGTACTCCAAGTAAGTTATTGGACGGTTCTAGTGTTGAAGATGATTTCTTTAGTTTATTGGAAACAGGTTATGCCAGACGTTGTTTCTTTGCCTTTAGTAAAAAAGACGTAAGAATGTCAGATTTAAGTCCTGAGGATTTATATGACATGATGGCAAATAAAACTCAAGACCAAGACTTATTTAACATTTCATCTCAAATTGAAGCACTAGCTAATTTAAATTTGTGTAACATGACAGTTAATGTACCAAAAGATGTAGGTGTTAAACTTGTAGCATATCGTATTGAATGTGAGAAAGCGGCGGAAGAGTTACCTGAACATCAGGAAATACTAAAATCTGAAATTTCACACAGATATTTTAAAGTACTTAAATTAGCCGCTGCATACGCATTCTTAGAGGGTAAACTGGAACTTGAAAAAATACATCTGAACCAAGCAATTAAGTTCGCTGAACATTCAGGAACAGCATTAACAGCAATGTTAGAACGTGAGAAACCTTACGAACGACTTGCTAAGTTTATTGCTGATGGTAGAGGTAAACAATTCACTCAAGTAGATTTGGTAGAAGAGTTACCTTATTACAAAGGTACAATTTCTCAAAAGAATGAATTACTCTCTATGGCTATTGCTTGGGGATACAGTAATCATATCCTCATTAAAAAGTCATTAGGAGATAATGGTATTGAATTTATTTCAGGAGAAGGATTACATGAAACAGATTTAAGTAAAATCAAAATTGCTTATTCACAGGATTTTGCTGATGGATATATCAATGCTGAAATTGATTGGAATACAGCTTTTGATAAGTTGTTACCGATGGCTGATTATCATTGGACTAACCACCATTCTGTAAATGGTAAACGGTCTAATGAGACTATGGTTCAAGGTTGTAATGTTGTAGTACTTGATGTTGATGGTGGAATTACTTTGAACCAAGCTCAAAATCTGTTACAGGATTATGAGTACATCATTCATACAACTAAACGTCATCAAGTTCCTGATGAGACTGGTTCAGTAAAAGATAGATTTAGGGTCATATTACCTATGAATTATGAAGTAAATCTTTCTGAACCAGAATACAAACAATTTATGCAGAATGTTGCCAAATGGTGTCCATTTGAATTGGATACTCAAACATTCCAACGTAGTAGAAAGTGGGCTTGTACTGAAAACACTACTATCTACAAGAATAGTGGTAAATTACTTGATATTTTGCCATTTATTCCCCGAACCAGTAGAGAAAATGAATTTAGTAAGCAACATGAAGCTCTTGGTTCAATGGATAATATTGAACGTTGGTTTGCTCAACAAATGCAAATGGGTAATCGTAATAACCAAATGATTAAGTTTGCTCTAATGTTATTAGATGGCGGGATGCACGTTAATGATGTTATTCAAGCTGTTTATAACTTTAATAGTAAATTAACTAATCCTTTAAGTGAAGACGAATTACAATCTACAATTTTTAAAACAGTTCTAAAGAAAGGAACTAATAATGAGTAACTCTTTACTTGTAATGATTGCTGGAGAAAGTACAGGAGGTAAATCAGCTAGTCTGATGAATCTCCGTAACCCTGAAGGTGTATTTTACCTCAATACGGAAGCGATGAAACCACTTCCATTCCCAGATAAATTTAAAAAACTATTATCAGGACTTAATAATCCAAATGATATTTTTGCTTTATTCAATAAAGTAGAACAAATGGATGATATTCATACTATCGTTATTGATAGTCTTACTTTCTTAATGGAAATGTTTGAAAGTATGAATGTCCTGACTGCATCTAATACCATGCGAGCATGGAGTGATTATGGTCAATTCTTTAAACGACTAATGCAAGAAGTAATTGCTAAATCTAATAAGAATTGGATTATTCTCGCCCATAATACTGCTGAATTAAAAGAAGATGGTACATATCGTTATTTCATTCCAGTTAAAGGTGCTTTAGCTAAAACAGGTATTGAAGCATATTTCAGTATCGTAGTTTATGCTCGTAAAGCTCCAATCAAAGAATTGGAAGAATTAGAATATGACCCAGAACTTTTGCGTATTACAGACCGAGACCGTGCTGTAGGCTACAAACACGTCTTTCAGGTAGATATTACTCGGAAGTATGCTGATAGCCGTATTCGCGCTCCTATGGGCTGTTGGCAACCGAACCAGCTTTATATGGACAATGATGCTCAACTTCTAATTGACCATCTAACTCAATTCTACGGATACGAACCAAAGAATTAAGTTACAATTCTTCTCCCCGGTCGGGTTGGTAGAAATATCAACCCATTTTTTCAATTTCAACAAAGGAAATATTAATGTTTAATAATCTTAAAATCCCTCAAGAGGGTGTAGTAAAAGAAACCGATTATCTTGGTTCAAAACCATTAGAAAGTGGTTTGTATCGTGCAGTAATTAAACAAGCTTATGGTACTCAATCACAAGGTGGTGCTAAAGGTTTGGTAGTTAAATTTGAGATTGCCAAATCTGATGGTTCAAAACACAACCATACAGAGACTTTCTGGGTAACAAACAAACAAGGTTCTGTTACTTACAAAGATAAAGAAGGCAAAGACCATTACTTGATGGGCTTTAACCAAGCCAATACTATCTGTATGGCTGCTGCTAATAAACAAATCTCTCAATGCCAAACTGAAACTCGTATTCTTCCCGTATGGTCATTCCAAGACCGTGCCGATGTACCTACAGAAGTACAAGCACTACCTGAATTGTTTGAACAAGAACTTGCTTTAGGTATTCTCAAAGTAAAACAAAACAAACAAGCTAAAGACCAATCAGGTAATTACGTTGATACCAATGAAAGCATTACTTTGAACCAGATTGATAAGATTTTCATTCTAAAAGACGGACAACCCCTTACTATGAATGAATATGAAGCTGGTTTGAACCAAGGTAAATTTGCTGCTGAATGGGTTGAAAAGAACAAAAACCAAACTCGTGATAAGTACAAACCTGTATCTGGTGCTTCTGGTTCATCGGGTTCAACAACTCCATTGGATATTGGTTAATCATGAATAAGACCTTTCAAGTCATTTCTCCACTAACTATTCAATACGGTTGGGATAAAGGGGGAAGACCAAAGGTCTTTTCTCTTAATCTTAACATCTACCGAAATTTTAATAGATTTAGTTTAGGCACTGCAAAGAAAGCCTATGCTGAATTAATGTCCGAACCAGTATCAAAATTACCTCAATTTAACAAAATACATATTGAGTATGTTTTGTTTACTGGTTCAAAAAGAAAAGTGGATTTAATGAATATCGGATGTATTGTAGATAAATTCTTTTGTGATGTATTAACAGAACAGGGAAAACTACTAGACGATAATTCTGATTATTTACCCAGTATTTCATTTAAATTTGGTGGTATTGATAAATCATTTCCTAGAATGGAAATAAACATAAAGGAACTTACAAATGAGTAAGAAATTTGATGACATTGATAATTCAGATTTACCTGAAGAATTAAAAGCCATTATTAAAGCAGCAGCTAAACGGAATGTTAAAGTAACTCTCGTGGAAGCTAATCTTGATGATAATCCTGATAATATTGATGAAGATGAATGTGATTGTCTTGCTTGTCGCGCTCGTAAAGAACACGGTATGCCTTTTGCTGTTGCTTTATTGGGTTTACAAGCTGGTAAAGAACTCACTCGTATGTCTTGGGACAGCAATCAATATGCTTTCTGTAAAGGACAAGAGTTCTTTAAATATGATGGTGTAACTGTTACTAAACTAACATTTACTCAAGACGATTTCTGGACAACAGATTGGAAACCTTATGAACCAACAAGTACAACAACCAACTGAGAACCAAGAAACCCAAACTTTGGGAGAGTATCTTACTCAGGCTCTTGGTTCAGATGAACGACAAGATATTGCTCAAGTAAACTATCTTTTTGGAGCTATCATTAATCGCCTCCATTTGACCCTAGGACGCAATCAAGACGGTGTGCAGGGGGTACTACTCCAGAACGCCATGAATGCTGTTGTAACAGCTCAGGCGGTCTCAGAACGAGCATTGATGTATTCAGATGAAGTAGGTATTGAGAACCCCGAAGAACCCAAAGAGTAATTTACAAAAATTAACTTTACTTTTGTAAAAAATTCTGGTAAGCTACGCTGCGCTTGCAAAGCCATAGGCAATGGCAAAGCAAACGAAGCGTAGCTTACATTTCTTTACACAACTTACCTGTAAGGAGATGTCTTCTATAATTCTTAATAACTTACGTTAGGAACTTCTCTATGTTAGCAATCCCACAGGCATCTATTATGAAAATTCTCAATTACACTCGTATTGGGAATATCATTCCCAAACATTCTCTTACTTTAGTTACAGGATTACCTGCTACTGGCAAGAGTTTTAGTATTTTAAAGTTTCTGAACCAAGAACAAGTAAAACCTTTTGTATTTAATCTTGATGAAGACCCAGCTTTATTACAATTTCCTTATTTAGGTATGACTTCTGATAAAAATTTACTTAAAGGATTTTTAAATGGAGAAGTTGAAGATTTAGATAATGAAGTAATTGTTATTGATACATACTCAAGAATGATTGCTGAATTAGGTTTAGAAAATACAAAAGAAGAACAAAGACAAATTACAGATACTTTGCTTAATTTGTGTCGTGATAAGGGATATACTATCCTTATTATTGGGCATCCTGAAGATTACATTGGTAGAAGTTCCGTATTTAAAGACAATCAGTCCTTAGTGCGTGATTGTCATGAACATCTCCATTTTGACAAAATCCTATCCACAGGTCGTACATTGGATAAACCATTATATCGTTTTAGTATCAATAAAGGACGTGGGATAGGAGGTACTCAGATAATTGATAATTGGATGAGACCTTAAAAATAGTTCCCCTGTTGAGCCAGTAGCAATACTGGTTCTTTTATTTTATCCACTTTCAGGAGTTAATATGACTGCACTTAATAAACAAGTTGATGGTTCACATTATCAGAAATACAAATACCAACCTGTTCAGTACATTATGGACTTAGGTATGGATTTTGCATTAGGTAATGCTGTTAAATATCTTACACGAATTGGTGTAGATAAAGATAAAGGTAATATTGGTATTGATAAAGCAATCCATTATGTTGAAATCTTCCGTGATTATTGGATTGACCAAGATGTTTATGCTACCCGATGTCTTGAACCAGATAAATTACAAACCAAAATTAAAGAGTTCACAGCACAATTCTCTGAACCAGTAGCAAAAGCTATTAAGTTAATCTCTCTTTTAGATGATGGTTCAGAATTTATAGGTATGTGGGAAACTATTAGTCCACAAGAACTAGAACGTGCTTGTGATAGTGTTATTTCTCACCTACAAACATTGAAGGATTAATTATGCAAATCAAATTAAACCAAAACGAAATTCAACAAGCTCTTGCTGAATTTATACAAAAACGAAGCTCAAGCAAAATAACTCTTACTGCATTTGACCTTAAAGGTATGCGTAGTGAAGAGGGTTATCATGCTAACATTGAAATTGAGTATGAAGACGTGTCTTACGAGGAATTTGTACCTAAATTGGTTTCTTTTGCTAAAACACAAACTTCCCCTGAACCAGTAAACAAAGAACCTAAACAATCTGAACCAGAATATTCACAAGAAGAGATGCTTCAAATGCGTGATATTCTGGAATTGATGCGTGTTAATGTGAACCACAGTAATACAGAACAAATCAGTTCCTTGGTTCAATCTGGTTCAGATAAAGTAAAACAGTTCTTTGAAACTCGTTCTGATTACCAAGCTATGCTTGATGATTTTACTACTCAACAAGAATTAGCTATCCAAACAGAAGCTACTCATAAAGAACCTGTAGATATTGAAATTAGTGAACCAGAAACAGAAGAGCCTTTGGTTTTAGATGATGTTGATAAAGCAGAAGATGAAGCTGCTTATGAACAAGAACAAAAACAAGACCAAGAACCTGATTTAAATGAAGATGACGAAGCTCCTTTTGATACTGGTTCAGAAGAACCAGAAGAGAAGCCTAAATCTGATTTGAAAAATCTATTTGCCCAACCTGTATCTCATAACTCTAAAACAACAGTAGTACAAGTTAAGCCTACAAATCCTTTATTTGGATAAGGAGGCTTAGATGAGATTTCTCATCGTTGTTGCTTTGTTAGCCATATTCATTGTCTATACCTATAAAATTGTATTCTTTATAGGTATAGCTTTGTATGTGGCTTTAGTTCTTTGGATTGGTTGTATTCTTGGTACATTAGATGAACCAGAAGAGAATGACCATGAGGGCTGATTTAATTTATAATAAGAATGGAAAAAATACTGTATTAGCATCTTGGGAATTTGGAAACCAAGTAATTTGTTCCAGACCTGAAATGTCGGGATTTTTCCATCTCAGTATGCTTGGATATTTAGACGGATGGTTCAAACTTTCAAAAGTATCTGAGAAAATGCTTGGTAGGGATGTATTCTTATGCCCTGCACAAGAATTTGATAACTACTCTGTGTTTACTTTACAACAAAGATATAAAAAACAAGGATTGTTTAAATCAGTGAACATAGATGATGCAGACCTCTTAATTTACAGCATCTATAAGCTACACACTAGAACCCATTCATGGATAAAAAAACAGCTTAGACTTTTTAATTCACTGGCTCAACATGAACCAAAAAACCCAAATGATATTGGTAAGTATCATTTATTAATTGACGGAGGTTTAGATGATTTAAAAAAATATTTCTTTAATAAACAAAGTACTTCTATTTTTATTCAACCAAAACCTTTGACAAAAGAATTACGTCAAAGTATTATTCAACCCACATCAATTGATGTGAACCAACTTTTTTCAAACTGACAAGGAAACTTATTATGACTACTCTTACTCCTTCTAGCGTTGCTGCTACTGAAACTAAAAAAGCTGCTGAACCTAAAGCTAAAAAAGCTAAACCTGCTGCACCTCGTGTACTGTCTGCACCTAATGCTTTTGGTAAATTCTGTAAAATTGTTCGTGTAAAAGCTGAACTGACTGCTCCTGAATGGGCTAAACGTCTGGAAACTTCTACCCAAACAGTAAACCAATATGAATTGGGCGATAAACGTGCATTGGATGTTGTATTCCTGCAAAAAGTAGCTAATTTGGTTGCTGAAGTTTCTCCTGAAGATTTGGCTCAATTCAATAAAGAATTTGTACTGGGTCAAGGTATTGTATTCATTCACAATCTGACTGAAGAACAAAAAGCTCTGATTGCTGGTGTGATTGATGGTACTGTTCAAGTAGCTAAACCTGCTGAAGTTGCTGTTAGCGCTGCTGAAGCCTAATACTCAAATCAAGAAATAGCTCCCTTTGTGGGGGCTTTTCTTTTGGAGTAAATATGAAATTACCTAAATATCAAATCTTCTCAGATGGTGGCTGTCGTGGAAATAAACGTGGAACAGAAAATATCGGAGCTTGGGCTTATGCTGTATTTGATAATTCTGGTTCACAGCTTTCACACCAAACTGGTGTAGCTTACAACACCACAAACAACCAAATGGAATTAATGGCTGCTATTCGCGCTCTGGAGAGCCTAGAAGTCCCTTCTAAGGTTCAGATGAACGTAGATAGCCAGTACGTCCTAAAAGGCATTACAGAGTGGCTACGAGGCTGGAAACGCAATGGTTGGAAAACAGCTAACAAAAAATCAGTAGCAAACCAAGATTTATGGCAAAAATTAGATGACTTGAACCAGAAACATGATATACAATGGGTCTGGGTTAAGGGACATAGCAATTCAGAAGGAAATAACCTAGTTGATGGGTTACTGAATGAAGCTATGGACGCGGTATCCTGATTTATCAGGGTTGAGCTAGTAAAGGTTCTTGCTATTACTTTGCTGGTTCAGCCAAGATAAATTAAATAAGACAGCAGGAGCAATTCCTCAACATTACCCAAAATGCTCCTGTACTGAGCTGGACATCTCATAGTGTAAGAACGGCACTTGGTAAAACTGTCCGATTATTCCGTTGAAAGTGGAACTGTTAAAGGGTTCAGTAAAAACCTTAGAGAATGGTGTTGTTACCGACCCAATCAGGTTTTCCTATCCTTTCCTGATTAAAATTCTCTACCTGTGGCTACCGAACCAGTAAAATTACTGAGAAAGACAGGTATGTCGTTGGGCTGGGTATCCCAACGTTTCCTATTTTTGAGAAACAAGCAACTGCCTACCTAATACAAAACCCTACTGGATTTCTCCAGTAGGGTCTTTCTTTTATTACTATCAGAACATCATATGGAATAATTTATCCAAATAATGACTATCTAAAGCATTGAACATATTTGTTGGACTGGTAGTGTAATCCCAAGACCTTTCAAACATATTCTGTTGTGGTACTGTACTTAGTAATCCTGTTGGTTCAATGTGTTTTAATGCTGAACCAGCAGAATAAGTAGCTAAGGTACTTAACAGATTTCTTCTCAACATCTTGTAAATTACTTTCTGAATACCTAAAGCATAACTTGCGAACCAAGTAGCTCCAATGGAATTAAGATAATCAAATCCTGCACCTCTATTCATTGAGTAATTCACAAATTCTTCACGAACAACATTCATTGCACGTTCAGATTTAAATGCTCTATTCTCTGTTAAGTGTTTATAAAGAACATATTTAGCAACCAAATCACCATAGTCAAGAGCTTTGGTCATAATTTCATGAGTTCTACTCTCTTTGGAAATAAGAATATTATTAACAACATTACCTGCTTTGGTTTTATCAAACTTATTACGGTATTTATTAATCCCTAATTTATTTCCTGCTTTATGAGCTAAACTAAAATCAGCTATTGCTTCTAATGACCGTTCATAACCAGCAGCACCAGCAATACTTGTCATTAATCCAGCTTCTGATAATGGAGCAATAGGATTATTAGCTAAACTATCTTCTAAAAAAGCATACTCTTGTTCCATTAACATCTTTTGTTCTTGGTTCAAAGTAGAGTTTCTCAATTTATAGTCTAATTCCAATGCTCTTGTGAAGTTTCTTTCATAGTTCTGAGCATTAATCAAACCCTCTTTAGCATATCTCACTACATCTTTAGGTTTAACTCCTACCGATACTAAATGAATTGCATTGGAAATTAAGTTTTGGGCAGCTACAACTAAACTTCTGTTCAGAATAATATCTTTACCCCAAGAGACAAACTCTTTAGTACCATGTTCAATAGTAGAAACAGCTTTAATAGGTTTAATTCCAACTAAACCGAATACACCAAACAAACCTTTAGCAGCTTGTTGTACTGGTTCAGGAAGAGTAGATTTACCTGTATAAATATCAGTAATTGAATGTTGATGGTATCCAATCACATTGTCTAATTCATTTCGGTAAACATACAAACCATGCTGTTCAATATAATCACGAGTATTTTCAGGTAAACTCCAGTAGAACTCATTTACTGATTTAGCAAATGCTTTATCAGCTTTACTATCAGATTTAGGTTTCAATTTACCATCAATCTTAATATAACTCATCTTATCAATAGAGTTTTTATAGGCTTGGTTCAATGCCTTAATATTTTCAATATTGATATTTTGCGTTACTACTTCTTCGGAAATACGTCCATGTAAGTTACCAATACTTTGAATACCAGCTTCATGTGTACTAATTAAATCATTTCTCATCTTAGTAGGTAAATCCACAGAGAAATGTTTAACATTTCCTGAACCATCAATCACAGGCTGGATACTTACCTCTGAACCAAGGTTCTCATAGTAATTAGGGTCTAACATTGCTTTCTTACCAGCAGATAACAAAGCATTGATATGCTGTTTGGTATCTTCTGAACCAGACCATTGACCAGCAAATGAACCAAGAGCTTCATTGGTTCGGAGAGAAGTCCCAAACACGGTACTTTCGGTTTTACCCAGAATGCCCGTCTGGAAGCGTTTTATAGGGCTTACATCAGTCCGAAGTACTACCATACCAGTCCCCTTGAGATTTGCAATCTGAGCGTATCCCAGAGCCAGCAATCGGGTATGTTCTTTAGTCTGTGGGTACACAATCTGAATATCAACATTTGGGTCGCTTTCAGAATGAACATAGCCTTGAGTTCCCAAAAGAGAGTATTTATTGCTGGAAGCGTAGTTCTCATATACTGAGTTATGGGCATTGAATAACTCTGTCATACCCTCAGGATAGTCTTTAATATATTCAGCTACTTCTTTACGAGAAGTCTCATCAACATACTGTAATGAATGCAAAGTAACTAATTGTCTAATTACTGGTTCAAGAGTATCAATACGTTCTTTAATAGCTTCTGGTCTGAAATCATGTTTCATTGGTAATAATTTCAAACTTGCAATTGCTCTACTATTAGGAAGAATATTATGAGATACACTTTCATGTCCTGATTTAGCAGTACGATTAATCATTAAACTACCTAAACCTTTTGACTGCCATGTAATCCAGTTAAGAACTTTAGGTACATCATTAGGTTTAAACTGTGAACCAAGTAATTGAGATAACTGGTTCGTTAAATCGTCAATTTTATCTTGACGTTTAGTCTCATCTGTTAAATATTCTCCAATCTGGTTCAGATTTGAACCATCAAATAAATGGAATAATTCAGTAGGAATAGCTGCATTAGCTAAATGATTGTCCATTTCTTCATTAAATACATTTTCTCCAAAAGCATTTTCAATTACTACAGGAATAATGTTTCTAGCTCTTTCACGAACACGTTCTACAGTTGCTGCAAATCTAGCACGAGCATCATAAATAAACTGAGTATGTTCACGAGCTTGAAGAATTAATCTCAATAATTTAGAGATTAAAGTAGGTCTCCCAGCTCTCATAGAAGATAAATCAGCAAATTGTTGTAATGCTTTACCTACCATACTATCAACATCAGCTTCAGAACCATTCAGATTAGCAGTATTAGCCCACTCATTTACTAAGAATGTTGCTGCTGCGCTAAATGATTTAGGTAAGTGCATTCTTTCAGTATGGTCTTTAACAGCTTCAAGAATATCATTACGGTCTTGCCATTTAGCATATTCTTTTTGAGCTTGGTCTAATTGCCATGCTTTATTTAATTGATTAGAAACGGTAGATACTGAAGAAGCTAAAGCAATTTTTTCCACAGTAGATTTATCTTTAAAGTCTCTAATCTCTTTACTAGCTTCTAAGAAAGTAGTTACATTAGTGAGTTTATCCACTAAATTAGAAATCAAATTCTTTTTAGCTTTTGGTAAAGATTTAAGTTTATCTTGAATATCTTGGTTCGTTGCAATCATTGCCATTGAATTAGCAAGACTAAAGTTTGAACCAGTACCAAAAATTAACTTAAATTGTTCTGCTGTAAATGGATTAGTGTTATCCTGAATTAATTTAATAATCTGACTGAATACTTTATCAGCTTCAGTTCTTAATTCAGAATTACCACCATTAAACATTACTTCAAACACAGGAGCTAATTGATTGTAAGTACTCTCTTCTAAAGCAGTAACATTGATACCAGTATTTCTTAAATCAAACATTGTATTGTTTCTAAATTGGTTACTCATTGCATTTTCAGCATAAAGTAACTGAGCTTCGGGAGATGAACTGATATTTGAAGCAACAATAGTTTGAATATTTCCTGAAATTCTATTTAATAATCCCTCATGTACTAGATTGTTTGAACTAGCAGTATTAGCAGAGTAATTTATCTGGTTCAGGTTATTAGACTGATTCGGAGTTTTAAAATTAGCTAAAGCAGTCATTGAACCAAGAACATCAAATAACATGGATTTATCTACTAATGGACTATTATGGTCTTGTCCAAAGAAGAATTTACCCAAAGTATCTTTAATTTGTTTAAAGATACTTCTGATAAAATCCCAACCTTTTGCTTTACTGGTATCTGCTTTATTGGAATAGAACATACGAGAGAGTAGTTTATCCTCTGTAAGAGAATAAGCTAAAAATTCTTGCATAAAGTTGTATTTCTCTTGAGCAGAACTTTCTTGTCCAAATACTTTCTGATAAGCAGCAGATAAAGCAGCAGGAGTATTAGGATTAGCAAAGTAATCCATAGCATTCAAATCTGAACCAAGAAGCTCATTTACTACTGGGTCAGTATTGTATGCACGAAGTAATTTATTAGCATTGCTTTCCAAATTCTGAACCAGAGTTTGAATAACTTGTTGTTCTTGTTTTGAAACTCCTTCCATATTATTGCTGTAATATCTATCCAAAGAATTATTCATGATTGCATGAATAGTTTCATGAATAAGAGTTTTAGTGCTATCCACCTGAGATTGCTGGTTCACATAAATACCAACATTAGGTACAAACATACCATTAGGATTATTACTTAAAGCAAAATCTGTGTTATAGCCTTGGTTCTGCATTGCTTCAATAAATTCAGCAGTATCAGTAAATACTTTCAAATCATCAGACAATACTGAACCAGCTAAATCAGAAATTGCTTTATAAGTCTTTCCTGAAATAGTTTTATCATTTACTTTGAGAGATTTAAGAGTATCTTTTAAAGATGAACCATGTTTAATCTCTGAAGTGTTCTCTGAGTGATTTACTAAAAGTTCATTTAATTTCTGATTAAATGCTTTTTGATAAACAGCTTGTACTTCAGCATCATTTGCTAAGAAATTAGACATCATTTCTTCAGAAGTCCAATTCTTGTCTTGATTGCGATTTACATAATCTTCATATCGTTTAGCAATACCCTCTTTTTTAAATAATTCTTTTGCATTAACCAAAATACCTCTATTAGCTCCAGCAAACTGGTTCACATTATAGGTCAGTATTTGACGTTCTACAGCTTTAACTGCATGAGCAATAGCTGCACCTTTAGCAATGTAATTTAAAATACTAGGAACAATGCCTTTAAATCCATCATTAAAACTATCACGCAATTGTTCAATTTTTTGAATAACATCATTATCTAATTGAACCATTACAGAACCATTAAGTAATGCTTTATTGAACCAGTTATCAGTGTAGCTACGGGATACTTTAGTTTCTGGATTAGTGTTGAGCATAGACATAATAGTATCTAAAGCAACTAAATCTTTTTGAGTAAATTCAGTTTCTTTGCCAGATAATGCTTTATCTATTGCAGAGGTATCTTCAAAATATTCCTGTAAATTAGCTCGGTTAAATCTGTGGAATAAATTCTCTTGGAGATTAGTTTGTTTATGAGTTTGGTCATAGGCTTTATTTGCCAATACACCAACTAATTTAGCTAATCTACTATCAGCGTCTAAACCATCATATACGTTATGAAGAGCTTTACCTAACGAACCAAGAAGTTTATTTACAACCACTTGAACCATACTCTCAGTAGAAACTACTGTATTAGTGAAGTTTAATGCTCCACCAGCAGACATTAATTTCAGTTTTTGAGTTAAGTTCAAAGCAAATGATACAGCTTGGGGAACATTAGTATTTTCCCCTGCAATATTAAATACATTATTAGAAGTTTGTCCTCCTAATTCAGAAGAAACAAATGTATCTTTTGCTACTAAATGTCCTTCATTTAGAATATCATCAATAGTAATTGCACCTTGACTGAATGCTGTAGAAACAACAGGGATGGTCTCCAAATCTTTCATCAAAGATTGGAGTTCTTTTTTAGTTAAAGCATCATTCCGTCTTGGGTCAGTATCTGAGTATCCTAATCGTTTATTACGTTGTTCTTGTGCAGCTTTATAACGATTAATTACTTCAAATGTAAATGCACGAGTAGTAGGGATATCCAGTGCAATAAGATTATTTGCATGAGATAAACTTTCTCCATATACATCTTGAACACCATCAAAAATGAATTGAGAAATACCACTTCTTAATTGAGAACCTACTGATTTTCTGTTATTGAATAATTTACTGCTAATAGCGTTTAAATGTTCTAAATCAGTAGATTTAATCTCCAAACCTAAACCAACAGATTTAAACCAAGAATTTAATACTTTGATTGCTGGTTCGGCTTTGGATTTATCTTGACCAATTAATTCATTAATTTTGTTTTGTACAGACGAAACAATATCTGACATTACTTGGTTATTAATGCCATTTAATTGACCACCATACATTGCAGGAGTTACACCTAACTTAGCCAGATTACGTTTAATAGATAGATTTAATGAATTATTATCCATAGAAGATAAGTCATTAAATTTCATATCAAGAATATTTTGTAAAGAATTAACATCAGTAGAAGTTACTCCAAGAACTCCTAATGTATTAATCTGAACCAGAGTATTAAGTGCATTAAGTATTTTGTGCTGGTCTTGTCTTAAAATCAATTCTTCTTCTAAATTAGATACATCTGATTTACCTGCATTACGAATTAAATCTTTTAACTCTTTAATACGTTCTTCCACTTTAGGTTTGAAATCTAAAATATCTTGAACAGTTATATTTTCATCTAATGTACCAAAAGCAGACATATCCCCTAATTGTTGTTTAATTGTATTGGAAATATATTTAGCAACAGCTTCATATACATCATCAATCTTAGCAGCTTCTTCTGGGTCAAATTGTCCAGCAGAACCTTCTAAAATCTCATTACTGATAGTATCAGGGTCTTCATTAGCTAAATCAGTTAATTTCTTACCTTTACCTTTCATGATATCATACATACGATTTAAAGTAGTAATACCAACAGCATTTAGAGTTTTAAAGTATTTTGGAGTAAATCCAACAGTAAATTGTCTTATTAAGTTAGCCATACCATTACCAATACCATCAGCTTCAAGATAGATATTAAATTCAAAGTAATTAACTCTATTACCATTTTTAACTGGTTGATGTTTATACCGAGCATAAGCCTCAATAGCTGAAAGAGTACGCATAGAACCCATACTGTACCCAGAGAACTCAGCTAATTTATCTGCCAGTTCTGGATTGATTTTGTGTTCAGGGTTGAGATTTGCTTCCCATAACTCATCAGCTAATTGGTCTATCCAAGGGTTCTCAACAAATACCTGTTCTAACTGGTTCAGAGTGTTCTCAGAACGCAGTTTCTCAATTTTGATACCTAACCCCTGTGCAAGAGCTAAAGTCAATCCTGCCTGCACCTGATAAGCTTGTTGAGCATCTTGCCCTAATTTACGTCCTTTATAGGCACGTTTGCCTAAAGAACGTACCTGTTGAACCAAGAAATTAACATCTCTTGAACCAGTCTCAGGAGCATCAGGGAGGCGGAATTTGGTTTCAATAGGACGCACTAAACCTTGGACATCAGAGAAGTCCAAATCAAGTGTTTGACCGTGTTCTGTGAATAAATCTTGAACAGCATCAAAAGAACTACTGTGTACTCGTAAGAACTCACGAACCATTTTGTTAGCTTGTGGGTTGTTTTGCATTACTTGAGCTAAACGTTGTGTCTCAGTAGTGAAATGGTCAATAAAGAAGTTTGCAGCAGAAATATCATCTTTATTGATACTTTCAGCTTCAGAAATCAAATTAGCAATAGTTCCAAGAGAACGTTCAATCATTGCATTACGAGCTTCTAAGCTTTCAGTAATAACATCAGTATTTTTGTTCTTATCAATAGTAACAAAACCAGCAGCTTTCTTAATAAACTCTTGATTGTATTTAAACAAATTACCAAATGTTTTATCCAATTTGTACGGTACATTATTAAATGCTTGAAGAGCATTCACTAAAGCATTAGGTTTGATTTTTAATTTATCACGAATTTGGTCTAAATTAGCTTTATTTCCTTTAGTATCGGTAGTTACAGTATAGCCAGTTTGTTTACGATAATCATTGAATACTGTTTTAGCAGCTTCAGATTTAGCAATACTAGCTGTTGAAAGAGCATTAACAATCCAACCCTTATTAAGGTCATTTGCTTTATTTAAATTCTCCAATACTTTAGTTACATTAGCATCTGATTGTAATGCACTACCACGTTGAGCGCGTACAAGCATTTGCATTGCTCTTAAAGTATTTTTAGGAAAATGGGTTGTAAATGTATTATTGTAACTAGCACCAATATAAGTTTGGAATGAACCAGTATCTTGGTCAGTAATAACACGATACTCATCAACCAAATGTTTAGCTTTCAACATACCCATAACTTCAGTACCGAATGACTGAAGTAATGCTGTAGTTACATTTAAGGGAGTATTTGGTTTGAATTTTAAATTCATACCAGATAACATATCTCTACCTAAATCTTCAATAGCAGAATACATAGGAGTTGCTAATAAAGACAAAGAAGCATCATTAATTGGTAATGTTACATCAGTAGCAAAAGTTTTCTCTCCATTTTCATTTAAAGCATTTTGATATACCGCTTTCTTATTACCTTGTTTGGTACTAGAACTTGTAGCAAAAGGAACAACATTCTTAGCTACAATGCTAATATCTTTATCTTTAAATTCCTCTCTTAATAGCTTAGCATTACCATAGCCATTATTCAGGTTCTCAATATTAAAACCTAACACAGCTTTAGCCATACCTACTATTACTGGTTCAGGATATGTAATTTCATTGTTTTCATTTACTTGAACCAGATTAGAAAAACCATTAAACGTTTCAATATCAGAATTTAAATGTCCTTTAGTATTAGCCTCAAGAGTTCTATTTTTACCTTGTTTTAAGTAACGAATAACATCTCTCATTGTATCAACAAAAGTTTCTACAAAGAGATTTGTTTGAGTTTTATTATCTTCATTTAATAATTCAGATAATTTATCTTCAGTTATTTCAGGATTTAATGCTTGAACAAAAGATTTAACATTTTCTTCTGTATAACCATCATTTTTAAGTTTAGTAGCTAACTCAAATACTGAACCAGTATTCTCATGTAATTGAGTAGTGTGAGTATCTACTAAATTCTCATCAATACTAAACCCTTTAGCTGATAACTCATCAATAGCTTTTTGAGATAACCCATCACGAACAATTTTGTCATTTACACCAAATTGAGCTTTAGTTTGTTCAGACATAGCTTTAGTGTTTTTAAACAAGTCTTGAAGAACAGTTAATTGAATTTCTTTAGTAACTGATTTCTGTTCTGTAGTTTGTTCAGGTACAACAATATCAGAAGTATTTTCATCTAACACTTCTGTTTCTTGCTGTTCCTGTTCTGGTTCAGAATTAGTTTCAGTTTCTTTAACAGTATCTTGTTTTTCTGGTTCAATAGTTTGTTCTTTTACTGGTTCAGATTTAGTGTTTAATTTTGTATCAGCTTTCTCTTGTTGTTTAATACTGTGTTGTTTATCGGCTAATTGCTTAGTTAAGTACTCATACTGTTTTTTATTCAAACCTTGATGTTGTTCTACTTCATGAGATAAAGCATTTATATCATTCATAGTTTTGATATTACGCAAATCCTGAACCAACTCTTTCATAGACCGACCCTCAGCAGGTTTTTTCTCTAGTTCAGATTGTTTTTCAGAAGTACTGTTTTTAGGCGCAGAAACGCTCTCAGATTGCGTTTGAGATGCAGTCTGAGGATTTGTACCAGAAACAGTTGAACCAGTCTCCTGAGAGCTTACAGGGGCTGTATTTACAATTTGAGTTTGAGATTGGGTTTGGGACTGAGAATTTTGGTCTGAACCAGTAATCTCAGATTTGGTTTTTTTACTTACAGCATTGTCAATAATGGCGTTAAACATATTAGTTTCATTTTTAAGAGTACCAATATATTTATTAAGACCACTAAGAGTATTAAATGATGCCCGATTACCAGATTGATTAGTCAGATATAAAGGTTTTCCTTTTTCATTGTACCCAGTAATGATGTCTTTAATTGGTTGAGTAAATGTATTTCCATCATCTTTAAGTGGAGTGTCTTTAAGAGCATTCAATGCCTGTACTTTACGATTTTGAGATAATTGGAAATATTTAAGTTGAGCCAAAGCCTTAACCTGTTTACCTTTAGTTTCATTATTAACATCAGATAATAAGGAAATAAGGCTAGGCATTTTGTTGGTTTTATCTGATACAAAGAATTTATTTAAAAAGGTTTTAGCTTGTGAACCAGACCAATTATCAGTATTTTGAATAATAGCTTTATGTAAAGCATTAAGGGTTTTATTAGAATAACCTTTTTCTTGTAAAGCAGAAATCAAATCATTAGTGGAGTTCTTAATTTCAGTTAAATAAGATTTAGAGTTCTCAGCAGTAAATTCTTTACCAAATTGAGATAATCCATCTAGCCAAGCATGAATAGCTCCCTGAGTATCTTTTTCTGAACCAGAAGTCTTAATAGACTGAGCAATTTTCTTAGCGGAATAAAGTACACCAGATAAAGACGTAGGTTTAGAACCAACATAACTACTGAGAGATAATTTCTCAGCAGGTTGGTTCAATTCATCTTGAGTTACATCGTCAGATAGCATTGCATAAATTTTGCTATTAGCTAATTGCATTACTCCTTGGAATGCAGCATCATCAACTTTAAATTGTTCACGAACAGATTTGTATTCTTCCTGTGCAGCTTGAATTTGAGTATTAGCTTGTTCTTCAGAAATTAAACCTTGTGAAAATGCTTCTTTAACATTTGCAATCTTTTCACTTGCTTTAGCTTTTGCTTCTTCAACCGAAACAAAAGCCTTTTCTGCATTTGGATAGACATCATTAATATCCTGTTCTAATGCTTTTTGTAAGTTTTCACGTTGAGCTTCAAGATTAGCTAATTTTTCAGTAAGAGGTTTAATATCTTCTTGAGATTTACCTTGTTTAGTTGCTGATTGAATTGCTTTAATAGTATCTAAACGTTCTTGAGCCATAGATTGCAGGTATTCGCCATAATCTACCGAACCAGTAATATTAGAATGAGCTTCTACTGCTGATTTAAGAGCTTGACCAAAATTACTGTTACTCATATTTTTATTAGGTAATATGCCATCAATAGCAGGTACAGTAGTTCCATCTGGATTTGTACCCTCAGAAGTACCCATAGCATTAATTTCACTAATTACACCCAAGTCTTTTAGTTCTTGGTTCAATTCTTGTTTTTCTTGGTTCTTAGCTTCTTGAGTTACTTTGGTATGAGCTTCATTAATTTTATTTGCAATAGGTTTAAATGCTGCTGTACCAATAGCTTTAGCTGCATGACCTACAGAACTAATACTTGAACCAGAACCAGCTAATGCGCCTATTTGAGCAGCTTGCATAGCATCATTATGAGCATAAGCATCTACATCTTCAGCTTCTACACCTAATGCACGATTAATAGCTGAACGTGGAGTTTTAATATTAACAAGTTCTTCTCCATATTCTGTACCACCTTCAACTAAAGGCGCACTCATGTGAGCTAAGAATTTATTTCTAGCAGAAAGACCTTGAGATAATTTACTAGAAAAACCGCCCAATACTGGAGAGAAAATACTAGCAGAAGCTCCAGTATAAAGACCAGATTTCCAACCAGCTTCATGTTTAGCTTGGTTAGCAGCTAATTCAATTAATTCATCTTCAGTAGCAGTAGGATTAGCAGCTTTAAGTTTCTGCATAGCTTCTGAATTAAATAATTCAGTAAGTTTAGAGTTATCCCCATTAAGAGCTTCTTGTTTAGCTTGATTATAATAGTCATAAACACCAATAGTAGCATCAGAAGCAGCAGATATACCATCTTGTAAACCAGCTTCAATACCTACACCAATCATTGAACCAGCCATAGCAATTTTAGGCAGTAATTTCGTAATAGCTTGTTCAGCTACTACTTTACTTACACCTAATGCACCAGCTTCAGTAATACCAGCACCAATACCACCAGAGATTACTGCAAGAATAATTTGAGGGGCTTGTTCTCCTAAACCTAAAATCATACCCTCTTTAGAGATGGTTTTAATGTTGCTGTCAAACTGGTTAGCAATATCTGTAGCTTGTTTACGAGCTGATTTAGCATCTTCCGTTTGAGCAGCAATACGTTGGAATACTTCTTGTTTTACTTGTTCAGAAATACCACGGTATGTTTCATTCTTAGCTTCATCAAAGCCATAAGTTGAACCAGCCCATTCAGAAGTTTCTCTATTCTGGTCTTGAAGTACTTCATTCCATGTACGGAGTTTATTTGCTTCTTCTTCTCCATCATTAAATGCCATAATACCCAGTGAACCAACAGTACCAATAATATTACGAGTACCACGAACAGCACCTCCAGCTAACCCTGATAGTACATTACCTGTACGAGCTTCTTCAGGAAGAATGGAAGTAGCACGAGACAAATTAGCAGCAGTTTGAGTAGCTAATTGACTTGCATAATTAGCAACAGTAGAACCATATTTAGCTTCCAAATAATCAACAGAACGGTTTTCCAAATCAAAAGCTAATTCTGAGTCAGCATTTGAACCTTTAATATAAGATTGCAAACGTTGTTCAGGAGATAATGCTTGAACATTAACTGAACTTTCAGGGGCGTAAGGTAATCCCATATCCTTACTTTGCTGGTTCAAATTATCAGTTAATTGTTGAGCATAATTAATTTGAGCAGTTCTACGTTTAACAGCATCATTAATAAGAGCTTGTCTAGCTTCATCAGTAGAGATGTTAGCAGACAATGCTGCTTTCTGTGCCATTAAATCATCAGTTTCAGTTAAGTTATCTGCATCAGGGTTCATCAAACGATTACGCAAATAATCTAAAGCACCAATAGCCATGTTTGTTCCTTTACTAACAGTTGGGTAAAAAATAAGAGCCATTGTAACATGGCTCTGTTTTTATTTATCCATAAATCCCAAAGGTAGGGTTGCCTCGGAATACAGGATGTCGTTTTTGTTCTTGTTGTTTCTCTCTATTAGTCCGTCCTTGAGGTTTTTGTCTTTGAGCTTGACTATGACGTATCATTCTATTCCAGTCTGGATTGATATTCATAATAGCTTCAGTCATATTCTCTGGAGTAACGTTAGGATTAGTAATCAAAGCAGCTCGGTCAATTGGAGATAATTTAGAAGCTGTTTGCGCTTGTCTAATTTGAACACCAATCTCATCATACTTTGTTTTTGACATAGTAGAGAGTGTTTCCAAAGAAGCAATCAATGAACCAGCTTCAGGAGTATCAGAAAACCATCTAGCATAAGTACCACCGTCTTTAGGCTTCATAGCTTTAACCAAACCAATAGCCATATCTGCAATATGAGGATTATCTGGATTTTTACGAATAGCCTGAATAATACTTGCAGCAGCTTTATCATAGAATGCCCATTCAGTACTAGCAGGTAATACACTATCAATCCCTTTATTTTCATTCGGAAATAAGCTATTTCGGATGTAAGCTAAAGCAGTATCTTCATCTTTTCCTAAAGCATATTTAGTCATCTGTTTAGCTGTATTCTTTTCAGCATCAGATAGTTTAGGGTTCATTATTTGACGCATAGGAAGAGAAATACCATCACCGATAGTAGGATTAATTCTACGGTCTAATTCCTCCATTACAACATTTTCAATATTACCTAACATATGAGCTTTTTGTTGAATATTAGCTTGTTGTTGTGGAGATAAACTTTGATAAGTTTGTACTCCTGAAGTATAGCTACCAGATTTACTATTTACCATATTAGGATTAATGCCAATACTTTGTAATGTTTTACTATCCAATCCAGCAGCAGTGAGCATACCAGCTAAATTCTCATCAGATGCTTGTTTCTGCATAGGACTATTTGTTGTACTGGTTCGTTGTACTAAACCTCCTATAGGGTCTGTATTTTGTCCTACAAGAGCTTGTCTTACTGAACTAGTAGAACTAGGTACAGTACCTTGTGATTGCTGTGCCTGAGAAATTGCTTGTCTTACTTCAGGGGTATAAATTAATCTTGGTTGTCCTGTAGTAGGATTAACATAATTTGAACCAGTAAGATTAGGATTAGTTGTTTGCGTTGGTTGTTCTGAACCAGCAGGATTATTAGCTTCAGGATTAAAAGCAAATCTATTCTGAAGTAATTGAATACCCATTTCACGAAAATCTTTAGCTCCAAGATTAAAAATCTTCTGCCATTGCTGTTTCTGACCAACAGTTTCCCATTCTTTACCCATTTCATTAAAAGCATTTGTAGCTCTATCACGTTCAGCTTGATTACTTGAATTTAATCCTGCTTGAATTTCATTAAATGAGTTGTAATTATATTTTTGCATTACAGCCAAAGAACGAGTAACCATAGCAGCTTCTGCTGTACCATGATTAGCAATAATCCTAGCTAAATCATCATTAAGTTTTTGTTGTTCTTTAATACGAATACTCTGTTGATTATTTTCATACTCTTTTAATTTGAATGCTTGTTCTTGATTATAATGGTCTTCTGCTGTATTAAATCTAGCAGTTTGACTGGCAGCATTAGCAGCAGAACCTAACAATGATAATGGTAGATTTTCATTCTGCATTGCACTACGAATAGCTTTAGGATTATTCTCTGCAATAGCTGTATTCAAATCTAATAATGCTTGTCTTCCCTCAGGAGTAGATAATTTCAAACTATCTTGGGATAGAAATCTATTATTAATCCCTTGGTCTAAAAGAGCTAATTCTGAGTTAATAGCTCTTTCATCAAATTCTCCCAATTGACCTCTTAGATTTGCAATATTACCAAAACCAGCTTGTACTAAAGCACGTTTGTCTTCTAAATTATCAGCTTGGTTCAGAGTATTAATTAAGAATTGAGTATTTGCTGCTTTATTTTTAGCATCAATTAAATCACGTCTTGCAATTTCTCTATCAAGACCTGTATTAATATTAGCACCAAGAGCTTGAAAACCATTAGCCACATTACCCATAGCTGATATTGCTAAACGAGCAGCACTATCTGTTAGTGGTTGTTCATCTCTCCACATAATTCCATTAGTTGCCATAATATTATCCTAACTGTTTACGATAAGTTTGTTGTAAAGAATTTCCCTTAGAAATCCATATATTTGCAAATTGAGCTGCTGTCATATTAGGTTTACCTCCATTTTTAATTACTTTGTCTTTACCAATTACATCTATAGCTAATTTATTTGGATTTCTTAATAATGCTGCTCCACCACCAGAACCTTGTTGATGGTATAAATAAATTTCCCCAGCAGTAGGTTCTCTACCAAATTGTTTTATAAACGCTGCTCGGTTATCTCGGAACAATCTCATACCAGCATCAATATTAGCAGCAGCATCAAATTGTTTACCATAGATACCATATTGTTTTGCAGTTCCATCAACAAATTGATATACCCCTTTAGCAGATGAACCAGAAGCTTTAGCACTAGGATTAAACCTACTTTCAATATGTCCCATTGCAAGAGCAATACTGGGGTCAATGCCATATTTTTGAGCTGACTGAACAATCATGTTCTGAACATCTTTTCGGTCTGTAATGGCAGCCTGAGGTTTTTGATTTCCTGAACCAGAAGAATAATCCACCAATGCCATTTGCTGCCCCAAATTTGCACTCTGAGGGGCTATTGGAGTTTGACTGGTACTACGAGCTAGGAGAGAGCTTAAATCAAATCCTGAGTCATTCTGAGAGTTATTTTGAGCATAAGGTATTCCCTGATTTTGTTGGTTCGGGTTTGAATAACCTAAATAACTCAATAATGAGTTAGTTACAGTCTGTTCTGGTTGTTGTGATTGTTGAGTTAATTGTTCTGTATAAGATGGTTGATATTGTTGTTCTTGGATTTGTTCTTGATTTAATCCAAGAATATCTTTCAATCCTTGTAAATAATCAATCATTTATTTCCCCAATCCAATATTTTTCAAATCATACTTAGGATGTACTTTAGCTTTATCTGCTGGAGTAAATCCACCTAAAAACTCAACATTATATTTTTGAGCTAATCCTTGTAATTGACCATTCATTTGAGTACCTAATTTAGTAGAACCTTTAAATGAATTTGATACACCAATTAATTTAACATTAGCTCCCATAGATGATAATGCTTGTAATTGTTCATCTACACTAGCAATATCATTAGGATTATTTGA